TTCTGTATCTAACGACCTATCTTGGGGCTGGCATTTGTGCCGGCCCCCTTTCATTTGTGTAGTCCGGCCCCCTGTTGCCGTCATCTCCCGACGTCAACGTCTTCGCCGCCTTCGGGCGGCGTTTTTTGTACACCCGGTCCCACCAGGCACACGCCACAAATGTCTCCTGGAAACTGAGCCTGCGCTCGGGACCGGATCTATTGCGAGGTCGCCATGCGAAGCCTGAGCCCTGACTTCCGCCTGTTCCTCGGCGTGCTGTTCCTGCTGTCGTTCTCGGGCCCGCTCCTGGCGGCCAACGTCACGGTCTCCTGGACGCACCCCACGCAGTTCACCGACGGCACGCCACTGGCCCTCAACCAGATCGCCAGCACGCGCGTCGAGTACGGCAGCTGCTCGGGCACGGCCTTCGGCACGGTGGCTGGCCAGGTGACGATCCCGGCCCCGACTGCAACAACCACGATCTCCGGGTTCGCGCCTGGCACGCACTGCTTCCGGGCCTATACCCGAACGACCACGGCCGCCGGCAACCAGGAGTCTGGGCCGTCCGCCATGGCCACGAAGGTCATCCCGTTCCCGCCGCCGAATCCGCCGACGATCGTTACCGTCGAGACGGTGGCGAAGGTGCTGACACGCTGGGGCCTCGGCCTCAAGGTCGGCACGGTGGCAATCGGTACGCCTTGCGGTGAGCTGAAGCTGGACAAGAAGCGCGCCGACTGGCACGTCGTCCAGGCCTCGGACGTCAGCCTGAACAAGCGCGGGCAGAAGCTGCCTGCTGATGCGGTCATCGTCGCGAAGTGCGCTGCGGCCTAGGTCGTGGCTTGTGGATGCGCAGAACGACGCAAGCGGATGGTCCGATGGCTCGAGCAGCGCGACCAACGCCGACTCGCCCGGATCGTGCAGCGACTGCCAGCTCCTCATAGCCAGCCTGACCCGGCAAGCGGAAGCGATGGAGCGGCTAGCGGACCTGCTGCCCCAGCTGGTGGCAGCGAACATGGCGCTGGTGGAGGCACTGGCAGGCGATGACGACGAGGGCGATGGCGAGCCGCAATACCTCTGAGTCAACGCGGGACGATCGCGGAACAGCAGCCCAGCGCGGCTACAACCGACGCTGGCGCAAGGCGCGGGAAACCTACCTCAGACGCCACCCGCTGTGCGTGAAGTGCAGCGAGCTCGGCCGGACGCGGGCCGCCGCTGTGGTGGATCACATCGTCCCGCACAAGAATGACCAGCGTTTGTTCTGGGACACGGGGAACTGGCAGTCGCTATGCAAGCGCTGCCACGACTCCACCAAGCAGATCGAAGAGCACGGTCGGATCATTGGCTGCCACGTCGACGGCACGCCGCTCGACCCCCACCACCACTGGCATCGATGAGCCAGGGCAGGGGGGGGCGGTTCCGAAATGAAACTGGCCGCTCCGTAGACCGCGCCTACCTGTCCGCGCGTGCGCAGCCGAAACTGTTCAGGAATTCTACTTAATGCCGGGTGGTCGTCCGAGAAAGCCTGATGCGATCAAGCGTCGACAGGGAACGCTGCGCAAACACCGGCAGAACAAGCACGAGCCGCAACTACCGGTCGGTGCACCGCCGATACCCGCCCACCTGGACGCGCTGGCGAGGGAGGAGTGGCATCGGCTGGTCGCAATGGCCCTCAAGGCTCGGGTCCTGACCGAGGCAGACCGCTCGATACTCGAGATCGCCGCCTGCGCCTATGCGGTCTGGCGAGTCGCGATCGACGTGATCCGCGCCGAAGGCTTGACGTACGAGACGACCAACACGACCGGCGGTTCGGTCATCAAGGCCCGACCAGAGGCCGCCATCGAGTCCGATGCCTGGCGACGATACAAGGCGGCGGTCGTCGAGCTCGGCTTCACGCCGGCCGCCCGCTCGAAGGTGAACGCGATTGACCCGAGCGAAGAAGAGGACCCGGGCGCGGCCTATCTCAACTGATCCGGCCGGTAAGCACGGTGCCGATCCGGCGACGGTCTACGCGGAAGCGGTCGTTGCAGGAGACATCATTGCCGGGCCCTGGGTGCGCAAGGCCTGCGAGCGGCACGTTGCTGACCTTACGAGCGGGCCAAAGCGTGGGCTCAAGTGGTCGCTCGAGCGGGCGGACCACATCTACGGCTACTTCCGCAACGTCCTGCGACTGAACGGCGGCCAGTTCGAAGGCAAGCCATTTGAGCTGCTGCTGTGGCAGGCATTCCTGGTCGGCTCTTTGTTCGGCTGGCGTGGCGCCGACGGGTTCCGGCGGTTTCGCACCGGGTACGTCGAGATCGGCAAGGGCAACGGCAAGTCGCCGCTGGCCGGCGGCATCGGGCTGTACTGCCTGACGGCCGACCAGGAGGCCCGGGCCGAGGTGTACGCGGCCGCCTCGACCAAGGACCAGGCGATGATCCTGTTCCGCGACGCGGTAGCGATGCGCGATCAGTCGCCGACGCTCACGCGGGCGCTGATCAAGTACGGGGGGCTCAACCCCTGGAACATGTTCTATCCGAAGAGCGACTCGTTCTTCCGGACGATCAGTTCCGACGACAAGCAGTCGGGCCCGCGCCCGCACTGCGCGCTGTGCGACGAACTCCACGAGCACCCCGACGGCACCGTCGTCGACATGCTCGAGGCGGGGTTCAAGTTCCGCCGGCAACCGCTGAAGCTCGAGATCACGAACTCCGGGTATGACCGGACGTCGATCTGCTTCCAGCACCACGAGTACTCGCAGCGTGTGCTCGAGGGACGGGTCGACGACGACGCCTGGTTCGCCTACGTGTGCGGCCTCGATCGCGGAGACGACTGGCGCGACCAAGGCGTCTGGGAAAAGGCCAACCCGAACTACGGCGTCTCGGTCACGGAGAAGTACCTGCGCGAGCAGGTGAAGAAGGCCGAGGGCATGCCGGCCTACGCCTCGAAGGTGCGCCGGCTCAACTTCTGCGAGTGGGTCGACGCGGCCACGCCTTGGATCGACGGCGACGCCTGGCGCAGCTGCGAGGGCGAGCCGGACCTCGCCCAGTACCGCGGCTCGCGCTGCTGGGCCGGGCTCGACCTGTCGGCCAGGAACGACCTCACGTCGCTGGCGCTCGTGTTCGCGCGCCCGGACGGCACCGGCTTCGATGCCTTCGTCTGGTTCTGGGCTCCGGAGGAGGGGCTGCGGCAGCGCGAGGAGCGCGACCGCGTGCCTTACACCGTCTGGCGCGACCAGGGGCACCTCGAGGCCACGCCCGGCGCTACGGTCGAGTACGAGTACGTCGCCCGCCGGCTCATCGACTTCCGCGAGCACTACGGACTCGAGGCGGTGTGCTTCGACCGCTACAGGATCTCGGACCTGCAACGCGATCTCGACGACGCCGGGTTCGACTACACCGTGGTGAGCCTCGACACAGCCGAGGAGGAGCTGCGCAAGGCGACCGGCCTGTTGCTGGTCAACCACGGTCAGGGATTCCGCGACATGACGCCGACGGTCGAGGCACTGAGCACCGTCGTCACCAACAAGACGCTGCAGGTGCACCGCAACCCGGTGCTGACCATGTGCTCGGCGAATGCCGTGATCACCTCGGGCCCGGCCGAGGAGAAGAAATTCGACAAGCGTAAGTCGCGCGGTCGGATCGACGGAATCGTCTCGCTCGCGATGGCGATCCGCTGTGCGGAGAAGTTCAAGAGCCCGCACGGCCCGAAGTTCGAAATGCTATTCCTCTGAGGTAACCCGATGGATCGCGCATACAGCCAGTTCGAAGTGAAGGCGATCGACGACGCCGAGGAGCGCATCGTCACCGGCGTCGCCTCGAGCATCAGCGCCGATCGCATGAGCGACGTCGTGGTGCCGGCGGGTGCGAAGTTCGCCCTGCCGCTGCCGCTGCTGCACCAGCATCGCCACGACTCGCCGATCGGCGAGGTGTTCGAAGCCTCGGTCACCGGCAAGCGGATCACCGTCAAGGCGCGCATCGCCAAGGACAGCGGCCTCGACTACGTCGAAACCGCCTGGAAGCAGATCAAGGCGAAGCTCGTGAAGGGCTTCTCGATCGGCTTCCGCTCGCTGAAGCACGAGCCGCTCGACGCCGAGCGCCCGTGGGACGGCTGGAAGTTCCTCGAATGGGAGTGGCTCGAGTTGAGCGCCGTGACGATCCCGGCCAACGCCGACGCCACCATCCAGACGATCAAGATGTACGACTCTGCTGCGCGGGCCGCGACTGGCCAGGCGCGTGGCGGGGTCATTCTCGTGCCCGGCGTTTCGGGCGACCACACCACCGTCAAGCGCGGTGGCATTCCCCTGATTCCCCGAGGTAAGTGAAATGAAGACCATTGCAGACCAGATCAAGGATCTGGAAAACACCCGCGCGGCCAAGGTCGCCCGAATGGAGGAGATCGCTCGCAAGTCGATCGACGAAGGTCGCTCGATGGACGAGTCCGAGACCGAGGACTTCGACAGCATCGAGACCGAGATGAAGGCGCTCGACGCCGACCTGGTGCGCCTGCGTCGCCTCGAGCAGCTGACCGGTGCCCGCGCCAAGCCCGTGAGCCAGGAGCCGACCGCGAAGGCCGCCGGCGAGTCCCGCGGCTCGGGTCCCGCGATCATCGTCAACCGCGAGGCCGACGAGAAGTTCCGCGGCCAGAACTTCACCCGCAAGGTGATCGCCCGCACGCTCGCGCAGCTCGAGAACGAGAGCCTCGGCGGCGAGGTTCGCACCGCGGCCGACATCGCCCAGCAGCGCTGGGGCCGCAGCAACCCGCAGCTGGTCGAGGTGATCCGCGCCGGTGTCGCCGGTCACGGGTCGGGCAGCGGCGAGCCGGGCGCGGAGCTCGTCTCGGCGGACAACCGCTACACGGGCGACTTCATCGAGTACCTGTACGGCATGACGGTCTACAACCGTCTCGGCCTGCGTGAGGTGCCGGCGAACGTCGCGATCAAGGGACAGGATGGTGCTGCGACCGGCTACTGGGTGGGTGAGAACCGCCCGATCCCGGTGACCAAGGGCGACTTCAGCTCGGTCAGCCTGACCCCGCTGAAGGTGGCGGCCTTGGCTGCGGCCTCGATCGAGCTGTTCCGGGATTCGAGCCCGTCGGCGGAGATGCTGATCCGTGACGCGCTCGTGAACGCTGCCGTGCAGCGCATCGACACCACGTTCGCGGGCGCTGGCGTGGCCGTGTCGGGCGTGTCGCCGGCGGGCATCCTGAACGGTGTCAGCGCGTCGAACT